ATATGGACGTAATGTTTGCACCGGGTATTATCTGGAAGAAACCCCGGACATTAATGCACCTTCTGGCTTAGATAAAAAGTTCTGGTATTCGTTCGAGTGTGTCCTTGCCATGCGGTTGCTGTCTGATTTTGGTAAGGGGATGCAGCCGGACCCGATGCTTGTGAAAAATGCGTCCGGTCAAATGTCATTTCTTTATGCCTCGACTGCGAATCCAAGACAGGTTCAATATCCTGCCAGGCAATCTATTGGCGCCGGCAACTCTCTTATGTTCCATCGTCGCAAGTTCTATGCGCCAATAGCAGAGGCCCCGAACACCTGCCAGACCAAGAAAATGACCGTGGGCGATATCAACGACTTTATTGAGCCTTTCAATTCTTACCTGGTAACCCCTGAAGAAATTGCAAGTTATACCATTGAAGCTGACACCGGCTTAACCATTGTATCCGATTCCTTAACGACACCGGACGTTTTCTATCAAATACAGGCCGTGGGTGGCACATCGTCTGACGCTCTTCTTCGGGTTAAGATCGTTGCTACTACTGACACCGGGAGAAAGACAACCCGTGTAATTAACTTTGAATTAACCACAATCTCGGATATCGAATAATGCCAATAGCTCCTATCACACTGATAAAAGGCGATAAGATCGGAGTGGAAACCGATTACAGGGATGCCCTGCCCGTCAATATGTACGCCGTTAAAAAAGATATTTTGAGCGCAAAGGGGTATATGATCGTATATCCCGGTCTAACAAAATTAGCAGACGGAAAGGGAGCAGACAGGGGCGGGAATTATAACGAGAGGTTTTCAGATCATTATCGAGTATCTGGAACTAAACTAATATCAGTTGCAGCCGACGGGACTGTTGCAGAACTGGGCGATATTCCGGGGACCTCACAGGCCCGGCTAATAGGTTTGTATGGTTTCAACACCCAGGGAATTATAGCAGATGGAAGATTTTTTCTTTATAGCCCAGGGGGTGGGTTTAATGAAGTGATTGACGCTGACCTTGGAGCTCCCATCGATGGGGTTTGGATTGATAATTATTATTTTATGACGGATGGCGAGTGCTTATTCCATACCGAACTTGCCGACGAAACATCTATCGATCCTTTAATGTTTGCAACCGCCGAGTTTATGCCGGACCCGTCGCTTGGATTGGCTAAAACTCAAGATAACAAGGTCATGGTATTTGGCAGATATTCAACTGAGTATTTTGTTAATGTGGCGACGGCAAATTTTGCGTTTCAGCGAGTAGCAACAAGAGCGCAAAAGATCGGGATCGTAGCGACCCATGCAAAGTGTGAATCAGGTGGAAAGTTTTATATAACTGGTGGTTATCGAGATAGTGCCGTGTCTATTTATGTTCTTGGTATTGGCAGTGCTACAAAAGTTTCCACCCGTGAAATTGATAAGGTTTTAGCTAAATATACAGAACCGGAACTGTCGGATATGCGGATGGAGTGCAGAACCGAGAATGATGTTACATTTATTTTAGTGCATCTTCCTGAGGAAACACTGTGTTTTAATGAATCTGTTGCTGCTGAATTTGGCAAAGAAATTGCATGGAGTCTATTAAAGACTGGTACAGGAAATACGGTTTATCGAGGAATTAATGGTATACTCGATGCTCGATCTGCTAAATGGGTTTATGGGGACCGGCTGGGAACCAAGATAGGACTTTTAGACAATGACGTCAGCACTCAATACGATGCTATCTCAGAATGGATATTATACACTCCTTTTGTTGGCCTGGAAACATTCTCCATTGATGAGCTGAACATAATAACTATTCCCGGACACACAACGACCCTTGATGCAACGGTGGCCGTTTCAATGACATATGACGGTGTGGTTTACGGCGGGGAATATTGGATGCAATACGGTGCGCCTGCTGAATACGGCCAGGGGTTTATCCTTCGGCGGCTCGGTATTTGTAACGGCTGGATGGGATTTAGGTTCAGGGGAGTTTCGAGATCGAGAATGGCGTTTGCGCTGATGAGGTTGACATATGGCTGATACAGAATACCTTAGAGGTTTGGCCTTAAGTGCTAATGACTTAAAAGGTCTTACTGACTGGCCAGATGCTCTTGTAGAGGACTATTTAAATATTGTTGATAATCTTATTACTATAACAGATCTGTGGGATAATGTTTTAAAAATTTTGACCGTTTTAAATATTATTTTAGGAAGTGGGACAGCCTCAAGGTTGTTAGCAACGGGTGTAGATACGGAATTAGTTAGCGTTACAAATCTTGCAGCATGGATAGCAGGTACAGCCAATCAGATTACTATAACCGATGACGGGGATGGTACAATAACAATTTCAATCCCAGACAGCCCAACGTTTATAACGCCAACGGTTGCCGATTTATCCAATATGACACACGACCATAAAAGCGCGGCAAAAGGCGGTGATTATGCTTGGGCAGATATGACACAGGCGGCAACGCAGGCCGATGTAGCAGCTTCCACGGCACATACGGTAGCAGATACAGGCGAGACTTGTGATAGATCTGATATAGACGCTAAATTAAATGCTCTTGGTACCGAAATAAATAAAATAAACGATTTAATAGATAAACTTCAAGCAGCAAATTTAATGACGTAAATGAAAATTAAATTTTTACCATATTCCGGGTTTTCGGTGGCGGTGGAGATAGTATAATTAGAATGAAAGAGTTAGAAAAAACAAGGCTATCGGTAGCAACGATTGAAAGTGAAATGTTAGAGATGCCACAAGCTGAATGCTCAGTAGTCCATACCTTTGGTCCGGGTTTATATATCAGGGAGCTTTTTATGCAAGCAGGAATCATCGCCATAGGACACCATCAGAAGTTTGATCATATGAATATATTCCTAAAGGGTAAAGTTCTTATGCTCAATGATGATGGCACAAAAACGGAACTGTCAGCGCCCATGATGTTTGTTGGTAAGCCTGGAAGAAAAATAGGATACGTTATTGAGGATGTAACATGGCTCAATGTATATTCTACAAATGAAACTGACATTGAGACATTAGAAGCAACCTACCTAACAAAAAGCAAAGCATGTGAAGAAAAGCGGATCAAGCTTGATCACACATCTGAGATAGAGGATTACAAAGACTTTTTAATAGAATTTAACGTTACAGAAGATGAAGCAAGAAATCAAGCCGAGAATAAAGATGACCAAATTCCAATGCCTTATGGGAGTTATAAAGTAGGAGTATTCAAGTCTGATATTGAGGGTCGGGGTGTTTTTGCCACAGCTCGTATTGAGTCTGGAGAAATTTTAGCCCCTGCACGATTAGGCGACAAGAGGACTCCTATAGGTAGATACACAAACCATTCCCATAAGCCTAATGCTAAGATGGAATTTTACAACGGTGATATTTATTTAGTTGCCACCACTGGGATAAGCGGATGTCAAGGGGGTCGTTTAGGGGATGAAATAACAACAGATTATAGAGACAATATAAAACTATTAGGAGATAAATCATGTCAGCAGTTGCAACGGCAGTAGTGGGTGGTGCTGTTATCAGTGGTTATATGGCGAAAAAGGGAGCAGATAAAGCAGCGGATGCTTCAAAAGATGCAGCACAGACTCAAGCTTCTTCAGAACAAGCTGCTCTTGACTATCAAATAGAAAGAGAAGCTCTACCTAGACAATTCAGTGAAGGAGCCTTAAAAGGATTAGGTGGACTATACGGACTTGAGGGCGGAACTGGCAATCAACAGGACCTAATAGACCGTGCTATATCATCCCCGCTATACCAGTCTATTATGGGTGGTCAAGAAGCTGGGGAAGAATCAATACTAAGAAATGCGTCCATGACTGGTGGTTTTAGGTCAGGAAATGTTCAGGAAAATCTTTATGATTATAATACACAGCTTCAAAATAGAGCACTCCTTGAATCATACAATCAGCAACTTCAGGGCTTGACTGGGCTAGCAGGATTGCCAAACAACACTAATGCTATTGCTAACCAAATGTCGAGTATAGGCCAAACGCTAGGTCAAGGTCAAGTTGCAGCCGGTCAGGCACAGCAAGTCGGATATAACCAGATGGGTAGTAACATGATGGGAATGGCAAATCTTGGCATACAAGCTTATGCCGCTGGAATGTTCTCCGACCGACGACTTAAAAAGAATCTTGAGAAAATCGGCGAGGTAAACGGTCACAACTGGTATATGTGGGACTGGAATATAGTGGCTAATAAAATGGGGCTTGACGGAAAATCCGAGGGTGTTCTAGCTGATGAACTTGTAATAACAAATCCTGACTGCATTGGGATTAAAGATGGCTTTATGTTTGTGGATTACGCCAAATTAAAGATATTTAAATAAAAGTTAATAATATGCCAAAAAATATAACTCAAAAAAGTGTTAAAGAATTATTTGATTACAATCCAGACACTGGGGCTTTATCATACAAAGAAAGATTTTTATCTCGGGGAAGGCCTTCAAGAAAAAATGGGACCAAAGCCGGAGGTATTTCTAAAAACGGGTATTTGACAGTTAGCATAAACTATAAACGATATTATTGCCATAGAATAATATGGCTTTGGTTTTATGGGTATTTACCCGAATCCGAAATTGACCACATAAACAGAAATAGAGCAGATAATAAAATAGAGAATTTAAGAGAAGCATCAAGGTCTTGCAATATAAGAAATTCTTGTTTGAGATCAGACAATAGAAGCAGGGTTGCTGGTGTATTTTGGGATAGTCAAAATAACAATTGGAGAGCGACAATTATAGTAAACAAAAAGAGTCATAATCTTGGTTCCAGTAAAGATTTCAATGAGGTAGTTCTCGCAAGGTTGGCAGGGGAAGAATACTTTGGTTGGTGTGAATGTAACCATTCCTCATCGGCTCATAAATACGCATTAGAAAATAAATTGATAAGGAGTCAATAATGTCACAGAATCCTTTTTATGTCCATCCCGGAAACGACTTCGGCCCGGGACTTATGGGGCTTGCCCAAACAGTAGGGGAAGTCGGGGAGCGCAAAAAGGCAGAGCAAAAAG